GAATCTTTTCACCAAGCCATTCTCCTATTGGATCCCAAAAGGTTGACCAAGCTTCTTTTACTCCGTCCCAGATATTTACAAAGAAATCTTTAATACTATTCCATATATTATTCGCTATTTCCTTGATAGAATTCCATGTATTAACCAAGAACTCTTTTACTTCATCCCAATGTTTGTAAATTTCATATGCAATAACTGCTAGACTTGCAACTATAACTACAGGTATAAAGTGACTAGTTATAAAAGTACCCAGAGCAGACAAAACACCTTTTACACCTTCAATTGTCTTTGCAAGACCAATCATAGTAGAACTTGCTCCTACCATAGATCCTTTCATTACAGCCATAGCCCCTGCAACAATACCAATAACGCTTGATATTTTGCCGACTATAAAAAGGACTGGACCAATTGCAGCTACAAACATACCTATTCCTAGTATTACTTCCTTAGCAGGTGCAGGTAATTCATTTAACTTATCTACAAAATCAGTAATACCGTCAACCGCATCTCTAAGTTTTGGCATTAGTAAATCACCAAAGGAAATAGCTAATTCCTCTAATGCAGATCTTAATATTTTAAGTTGCCCACCAAGATTATCCATCATGGTATCTGCCATCTTTTCAGCTGCTCCATCAGAATTATAGATAGCATTACTTAAACTATTGTAGTCATCTTCACTTGCATTGATTATTGCAAGCATACCTGACATAGCATTTTTACCAAAAATCAGAGAAGCCGCTTGTGCTTGCTGGGTTTTATCTAATTTTTTAAATGACCCTCTAAATATCCTTAATGTCTCATCTAGAGATAGACCTTGAACATCTTCAATTCTAAGTCCTAACAGTTCCATGCCTGCATAAACTTGTTTTGTTGGAGCTGCGAGTCTTGTTAGTCCCATTCTTAGTGATGTACCAGCTTGTGCTTATGTTATCGCATAGGCTCTTTATCCTATGCTTCTTATAGTTTCCTATAAGTTCAGACTATATCTTCACCGTTAACTTAATAGTACGGTGCCTTCCGCTCGTGGATATTTCTGCATATAAAAAAACACGACATTTATCGTGTTTTTACTTAGCTTACTTTATCTAGTCGTTACACTTTCCTAGCATTTCTACTAGGCTTAGCTCGGGATTAGCTTATTATATAATATTTCATAAATACGTTCTTTAGTAACTTTACTGTTACCGCGTTTATAAGGTATTCTTAATAAATCTATATTATTGTTTTTACAATATTCATTTTTTATTGAATCGTTTATCTTAACTCTTTCAAACTCTTTTTTGCCGAATTTTGGTTTAAAGTGTTGTTCTCCATCGTATTCAATCAATAATTTCAACTTATCATCTTCAAAAATAGCAAAATCAAAAGGTAGAGGTCTTTTATTTCTACACTCTTTTATTCTGTATTGACTTTTATAGTTTATATTGTTCTCATTCAAAAAATGTGAAACTATTTTTTCTCCATGAGATTCATTGCATTTAGGACATCCTGACTCTATAGTAATTATTCTAGTAGGCGAAGCTTCGAATACATTACCACATGGTAAATGCTTAATGCTCGCTTTTTTGCTAGCTGATTTATATCCGCCTACTATTTCATATTCGCCCTTAGTAGCTATCCTGATCTTCTCCCTAGCTTCTACTATAGTCATAGAATTAGACTTAGATGATTTTTGATATCTTTCTCTTGGACATCTCTGACCATTTAAAAATGCCTTAGGTGACATTTTAAATATGTTTCCACATGTTATATGTTTGAAAGTTATTAATTTGTTATTTGTTTTATATTCACTTAAAACAATATATTCATTGCCCACGAGTTTCTTTACTTCCAATTTAAAGTCTTCTGTAGTTTTTTTTAAATTTTTTCCACACTTAGGGCAACCGTGTCCATCCGCTAATGTTTCTGGATTAGTTTTCCAAACAAATCCGCATTTTGTATGCTTCGTTAAGATTTTTGTTCGCCTATTTTTGTATTCTTCTAATAATATATATTTATTTTTACCATGTGCCTCATCAATTCTTGATTGCACTTCTTCATGAGTTAGTCTTTTCATAAGATAATGCTTCTCCTTATAATATATTATATATTTTGTTCCAGCATTATCTATAATATTATATAACTTAGCTTTCCCCGAATTCAAAAGGTTTTTTATGCTGCTAATTTCTTAACAGCTGCGCCACATGACGCTTTAATACCACTATTGGCCATAAGTCCTATAGCTACTGCCGTATCTTCTGCAGAATAACCTAAAGTACCAGCAAGCGGAGCAATATATTTAAAAGTTTCTCCCATCATGGATACATTAGTGTTGGAATTTGCAGATGCAGTTGCAAGTATATCAGCAAAGTGAGATGAATCTTTCGCTTCCAAACCAAAGGCAGTTAAAGCATCAGTTACAATATCTGATGTAGTTGCTAAGTCCTCACCGCTAGCTGCAGCAAGGTTCATAACTCCATCAATACCGCTGATCATGTCTTTGCTTTTCCAGCCAGCCATAGCCATATAGTTCATAGCTTCGGCAGCTTCTGATGCAGAAAATTGAGTCTTTGCCCCCATTTCTCTTGCCTTTTCCCTCAGAGCATCAAAGTCAGAACCAGTTGCACCAGATATAGCTTGTACCTTAGACATCTTTTCATCAAAATCTGTAGTTATCTTGCCAGCAACAGTTCCCAATCCTAATATTGGTGTAGTGAGCTTCTTAGTCATCTCTCCGCCTATATCTTGAGCGGTTTTACCAAACTTTGTAGCTTCGTCTCTAACCTTAGCAAGTTTTTGATATGATCTATCACTTTGTGCTTCAAAGCTTTTTAACTGTCTTTCTGTTTTCCAGATTTCTCTGGTTAGGTTATCATAAGCAGCCGCGCCTTCAGATGTTTTTCTAAACTCATCTGACATTTCTGCTTGACCCTTTTTAAGTACATCAAGCTTTTCTTTTGTATTTTCTATTGCCCTAGCTAGTTCTCTTTGTTTTTGTTCTGCAAGTTCTGGACCTTTGGACTTATCGTATTTAAGGGCAGCTTGTATATCTCTTAGGTTCCTAGTAGTATCTCTTGCTTGCTTATCTACATTTCTTAGGGCAGTAGTAAGCTTGGAGGTATCGCCATTAATTTCAATAGTAATTCCTTTTATGTTTCCATAGGCCATTTATTACCTCCTTTCTTTAAAACATATCAAAATCTTCTTGTGTGGCCATCCTTGTTCCTTCTTTATTTTCTTCCTTATCTAGTCCATGCAACTTATTGTAAGTTGTAACATAATCCACAAGATTACCTACGGTCATAGTTTTAACCATGCCAGAATCAAGACCACAAGTAGTAGCTGCCACATAGATTTCATCTATTCCGACTTTTTCTTCGTTGTCGCTATCTGGGTATTTTTCAGTATCTTTTTTTTTGAAATTAAAGAGTCGTATAGGCAAGGAAGTAATTCTTTACCTACATCAAAGAGTGGAAATTCTTCAAAGTTTCCATACCATAGGGCAGGTTCTGGGATTTCATCATCTGCAGCCTTAGCAAAGGCCCAGATTATATCTGCTACTTCTGTTATCTCTACAGAAATTATTTGATCAAATATATCTCCAGCAGTTTTTACTAACTTTTCTGAACTAATTTCACCGTTTTCTACTATTATTTCTGGATCTATAGCTCCTATTACATCAGCTAAAAGTGGTAATATTACACTCATAGCATCTTGTCCAAACTGATTTTTATAAATATAAAAAGACGCTAAGCTAAAGCTAAACTTAACGTCCTTGTCATCAATTTTTATTGTCTTTATCATTATGCATCACCCCTAGAAACTACTGATTTTTTTTCATATGGTTTTTCATAAAATGTGTCGTAGCCAGTTTGACCTTCTTCAAGTTTCACATTGATATCTCCAGTGTCAGTTCTTGGTATCGCTTTGATATTAATTGTTTCTGTTTCTGGCTCTACTGTCTCTGTTACAGTTCCGTGACTATCAGATGGTCTTGATGCTGATACATTGTAGTATAGTCTTCTTACTTTGTTCTTATCTCCCTTAAATTCAAAGGCCATGGCAAAGTTATTAGGCTTAGCATCTATATTTTCTATGATTGCTCCATTGGCATCTTCTTCAAATCCTAATATCTTAGTCCTAAATTCATCTGTCACTAAGGCCATTTCCAAATCACCAGAATAACCGTTATTAGCAAAGATGTTATAGTAAGGGATATCATCTGCATAAAAGTCATTGCTATCTCCTTCTGTATCAAGGGATAGGTTTACCGCTCCCTTAAATACGATAGCTTCACCATATATAGGTTTCCCATCTTCCTCATCTGTGATTGGGAAAATGTGTACATTGGATAAACCAAATTTAACCTTGTTTTTACTCATATTTTTCTCCTTATTTTAATCTCTTTATCAAATCTTCTAAAAAATGTTCCTGGACTATTATTTCTACTGGTTTTATATGTGGTATAGGCTTAGTCCTGCCGTATGATCCATACTGATTTTTGATTAGGTGGCCATTCTCTAAAAGGTGGGTTAGTTGGTAGTGTTTTCTATTTCTAATTACATATGACGTATATCCAAATGGCATTTTTTGCCTTGTATAACCCCAACTTTTAGCATAAGCTCCACCTTGGGCCCTTTTAGACCTTGGGCTTTTTTCTTTTAGTTCCTTTACTCCAAGCTTTGCAGTATCAAAAGCAGCCTTATTCATATCATCAATCACTTCTAGTTCATACTCATCCAGTATTTTCTTTATCTCTTCATCAAGATTGATTTTCGTACTCATATACTAAGCACCACCATATAAAGACCTTCTTCTATACGTGTATCAGACACGTATTGCCAGTTGATTTCATTCTCATTAAGCACTTCTATTAGCCTATCTTCCATATCTTCACTCTTATTACATGTATATAACTCTATAAAATAGTCTTTGTTATGCATATAAACAACATTATCAGCATCAAAGGTATCAATATTGTTTCTGACAAATACAATAAAAGGAGGTTTTACTTGCATATTGGCTGGAAACTCTGTATTGGTTACTGGTATCTTCAACTTTTTAAGTATTTTCATAAGCTCAACTGCTCGCATCTGTTAAGCTCCTTTCAACAC